AGTGACTATTCACGATTTGATGGTTCTGTTTCAGAATTTCTTCAACGTGAAATCGCACTTGCTATGCATATGCGATGGTTGCAACCTCAACATAGACCGGAATTCCTTTCTTGGTTTAATAAGGTCTATAAACGTCAAGCGATTACCGACAGCGGGTATCGTTATGACGCTGGATGGGGAACACGTAGTGGTAGTCCATTTACTGGTAATACGAACTCGGCAATCAATGCCTTCATCAGTTATGCTACCATGAGGAAGATGGGATTCAGTTGTACTGAGGCGTACGACAAATTGGGATTATATACCGGTGATGATGGTTTAAATCCTAATTGGAATGGATCCTTCAACCGCGTGTTCGAGGAGACAGCGATAGAATTAGGCCTAAAGCTTGAGACTTATGTTGTCCCTATGGGTAAGCCCGTACCATATTGTGGAAGGATTTTCGTAGATCCATCCATAAGAGTGGATAGTTTCCAGGACCCTATGCGGACGATTCCGAAGTTGCACCTTACTTTCAACAAAATGGTGACAACTGAACAGGCAATGGCTAACAAGGCCCACGGATACTACGCGACAGACCGCTTGACACCCATTATCGGTGCCTGGGCAGAAACAACGCTCAGAATAACAAACCTTAAGTTCAAGGGTGCGCTTGCAGAGGAGAAGTACAAGTGCTCAAATGCTTGGCCACAACGTGATCGTGATGCAATTGCATCATGTATGGCGGAGTGGATCGGCTACACAACCCAAGAGCTTATGGATGCTGATGCTGCAGTGCGTCAAACAACGTCCTTGGACTCCTTTCCCGTAGTCTTAAACAATGTTTATGACCATAAAATACCCGCAGTGGTGGGTGACGAGATTGTGGGGACAGGGACTCAATCAACAACTGCAACAGCTACCGAAAATAGCAACAATGGAGGACAACAGTCAAGCACCAACGATCACCGGTCTCAGGTTCCGAGTCGTAGACACGATGCCGGAGACAACCGATCAGGAGGTCGCTCTAGCCGCCGTGCGCGTATGGGCAGAGGAGCGTCAACGAGAGTTCAACGACCTCGTGGACAAGATTCTGGCCGAGCGCAAGTGGCGAGAGAAAGTACTCGCGGAT